CAGGCCGCCAGAAACCTGCAATATTTTTCCGGGCCAATGGTTTGATTCTGCACGCCACGGGATCGTGGTTTTATCGCTCAGCTTTTCCCAGGCTTTGCCGGTCGCCGGATCGGCTTCATCAATAAAGGCTCCCTCTGCGGCACTCTCCATGATCGCCGTAATCTCCAGCATGGCCGGAGACAGGTCGACGCTTTTATCCAGCATGCTGTTAATGGCCTGCAAAACATCATCATCGGCAACGCTTATGTTAATCGTGCTCATAATGCTCCCTGTAACAGCTGATACCGGCTGGCCCGCAGATCAGTGGTAGTCAGCCGGGCAATATCAGCAACAGCGTCAACACCCCTGTCAGCCTGTCCGGGTGCGGACGATACGGTTATCACAATGCGCTCTCCGTTATCGCCGGCAGATACATACAGCACCGTACTGGTCGTGGTATCCAGCAATACCGCTGCTGGCGCTGCAATAACCGCCGGCAGTGTGGCGTATTGCTCTGCCGTTAATGCATCGGTTATGCGGTCGGCGGTCATTGTCAGCAGTGGCGGCAGGTCAGTCAGCCCGCTGGCCGCCTGAATACCATCATCCATAAAGCCCAGCGCCTGCTTGCTGGTTGCTGGCAATTCACCCGCCTGTACGGCAGTGGTCCAGCGTCTGAATTCCTGCTGACGCAACGGGCTGTTGTTAAGGGTTTGTATCATCTGGCTGCGCAGGTCGGGGTCGGCAACCGCCCCCAGTTTTTGAGCAACCACCCGATCGGAACCGTAGGCCGCATCACCAGGATTGTATGACCAGCCTGTATCCGGCCGCATCACGGTGCCATCCGGTAATGTAACCTCTGCCTGAGTGGCCTGAAATACTTCACCGGTGCGCTCATCCATACCCACATCCGCCTGAAAGGTTCTGAGGATATCGGCGCTGTTTTCTACTGCCAGTCCCATACGCTCAACCTGGGCCGCTGTCAGCGCCCGCACCCGGCAGCGACAAAGCCAGCCATTGGGCGGATACAGGTATTGCCAGATCGGATCATCCCAACGAAATACCTTGCCGTTTAAAGCGCGGTGACTGGGGCGGGTAGCACCATCCAGCACCGCGATGTATTGCCAGTATGGGTGTGTTTTGGAAGCGGCCACCTGGCGGCGGTAGCGGCCCGCCATATAGGCCGTTTGGGTATTAACCCGGTAGATGGTTCTCAGCCGACGATCACTGCCTAGCTGAACCTTGCGCGCAACTCCGTTGCGATCAACCCACACTTGCTCGCCCCACCAACCCTTGGCCTGCAGCTTAGGCTTGAGCGCCTTAATAAAGTCCCGCTCGGTCAGCCCCTGGCTTATCGCGTCATCAACCGCACTGCGGATATCCTGCAGCAGATCCATACGCATGGCCTTGGCAACCGTAAAGGCACGGGCATGGGCTGACTCCAGCATTTCCTGCCAGCGATCGGTAACCTGGTAACCCTTGCTGCGGAAATAACTGACCGCGTCTTTTGGCTGCATACGAAAGACGGCCGACAGGCTGATGGTATCAGCCATTGACGTCACCGCTTAACTCGCCCCAGAGTTCAGAGACAAACAAAATACGCGTCAGCGTCTCCTCCAGCTGGGTGTCTGCCATATCCGGCCACAGCTCAGCCAGTCCGGCCTGCAGTTCTTCTGGCCCTTTTTCTGCCAACGCAAATACCGGAGTCAGTAGTTGCAGCACCTGGTCATTCAGCTGGCCTTCGGTCAGCGCGTTTAACGCATCATCCAGCGCTTGCTGATCATCCATTGGCGGCAGGCTTTTTAATACTGCAAAGCCAGGGCGCTGCCAGTTGGCGCGCAGCTGGGCCGGTGCCTGCAGCGGTGCCTGTGATGGCGAACGCAGAATCTCGTCACCTTCTTGCGGCACAGGAATTTGCGTTTCATCGTACAGCCATGAGCTTGGCACTTTAAAACCGTGCTGAATTAACGGCGGCAGGTTGGTGGCCAGATAGGCAAGGTCTGCCGGATCCTTGGTATTAAATTCAAATAAAGGCAGCCGGCGATTGCCGTTAAACGACTTACCGTTAAGCGCGTACAGCGGAAATACCAGATCACGGGTCAGCGTGGCGGCAATTTGTTTTAAGTCAGACTGGCGCAACTCTTTACGCACTTCGTTGTGTACATTACCCAGGGCGTTGGTGTTCGTACCTTCGCCGGTACCGGACGTTAATGTACCCCCAAGAACTGCCTTGCTCATTGAGCGCTCAGCCCAATCAATCATGGATTTAAACGGGCCTTCGGCACCTTTAGCCGCTTCTTTAAACTCGACATCCATACCCTTGGGAATAATACCCACGGCGTTATGGCCGATACTTGCCAGGGCACGCATCAGTGTGGATTTTTCTTTGTCGTTTGCGCCTGACGGGTAGCGCCCCAGCTTGACCGGCAGGCCATAAATTTCCAGAAACTCGGCCAGATCACGCAGGCTCAGGTTTTTAAATAAAAACGGCCAGGCAACCACCCGCGCCAGAGCCATACGGCCCAGGTATCCGCTTTTGGCCTTGTGGGTGTGCGAAATCCAACCGAAGGGCTGCAGCTCGGCACCATGATGGCTGCCATCCCGCAAGCGCAGCTGATTAAGGTTGTCAGGGTTCAGCTGAAACCAGCTGCCGGGGCGATACTCCACCGAGCGCGGAATATGCAGACCGTCGACAAATTCCCACTCCAACTCCTGATTGGAATAGCCTTTCAGAATGGCATCCGACATATCCGTAATAATGTCGTCCATATTGAGCATGTCGGTAATGATCTGCTCTATAAGTGCCGCATCGGCTTTTTCGGCAGCGCTGGCATCCCGTGGGGGCACAATTTGCCAATCCACACCCTGCAATGCCATTTTGCGTTTTTGCAGCTCGGCAAATAAGTGGGCGTCTTTTTCTTCCAGATCTTCTGCCAGCTGGCATTGAGCGATCAGGTTGCCTTGCTCGGCCTCTTGCATAATGGCCGCCAGCCGCGCCGGTGTAAGGCCGCGCGTAGGGTGTTCTGCCAGCTCTTTTGACAACATCCAGAACCGCGATTCTTCGGTCTGGCGCTGGGCGATATCCACGCGCGAAACCATACGCCCCATAAAGTCGGCAAGATTTTTTTGGAAAGGAATTTTCATATACGCCTCTTAAATACACCCGCGATCAAATACCAGATCGTCATCCAAATCGTTACCGTCCCAGCGGTTGGCTTTGATGTCTGGCATTTGTGTGAATTCGATACTGCCGCCGTCCATCCAGCTGGCACGGATCGCCATGACCAGAGCAATGGCAGAGTCGCCGTGGCGCTTGGCTTTATTGTCGGATGAGCCTTCGTCTTTGGTACGCCCTTTATCAATCAGCGGTATGCCATCCACTACATGGATCTGCAGCAGATCATCCAGGGTGGTTTGGTCGCGCGGGATCTCCAGATTAAATGCCTCAAACTCACCCTTCATTTTCGGCATCCACTCGGCGTACCAGCTGCGATTCAGCATAACGCTGTCAATCATATCCACGCCGTACTTCAGGCGGGCCTGCTCAGCCAGGTAGCCACCATTGCCGGTGGCATCAAACGCGGCAGCGGTAAAGCGCGGCAGGCGGCTCAGAATAAAAAACATAACCTGCTCCTGCTGGCCGTAGGTTACGTTCTTTAATTCCACCCGGAATGGCACACGCTTGCGCAGCTGGTTATCGACCGCCAGTGGCGTAAAAACGGTTAAGTCGCCTTTTCGGGCAAAGTCTTCCCCAAAGTAGTGGCAGTGGTCGACATTCAGAGCATCCAGCAGCGGGCGCAGGTGCAACATACACCAGGTGTCCACTTCCGCTTCGCGCTGCGGCTCTGTCCATTCTTCGAAGTTGCCGGGGGCCTCAAAACGCAGTATTGGCGATGACCGGTCAGCAACCATGGCCGCCTCAATCAATACCCGTGACAGATAATTACCACCGGATTTTTTCGGTATGCAGCCGTATTCTTCATCGGCCGATTCTTTGTTAGGGGCATTTTTATACAGGCCATCACGCCATGCTTTTTCAGCCTCTGGTGACCAGTCTTTACCAGTGACATAGCAGATGCGCTTATACAAACCATCGGCCAGCGCATCATCCAGCGTAATGCGATGCACACTGTAATTTTTACGACCTTCGCGCGCATCCGTAATGTATTGGTTAAACAAATTGTCGACGCTGTTATGCGTGCTGATCAGCCGTACTTTATTGCCCCACATGGTTAATGCCAGGGCCGCCTTCAGCAGCTCTTCCAGCGACTCATGGAAGGCGGCCTCATCAATAACCACATCACCCTGCAGACCCCGCAGGTTGCTGGGGCGGGAAGACAGCGCCTGAATTTTAAAACCCGATTTCGGGAAGCGGATCATATATGCCAGGATTTCTTCCTGCTTGCCGCTATCCCAGAATGTCTGTTCATATACATCGGCTTGTGCCAGCTCGTTAAACGCCTTGGCGAACAGCGAACATGCCGCAATGTACTCCAGCGCCATCTCCTTTTTACTGCCCACGTAAAACGTATTGCAGCCACCGCGCCGGCGCGGCTTAGCCGCATTAACCACGTTGCGTCCGGCCTCGGCCCAGGTGAGGCCGGTACGCCGGGATTTTTCCGCGATCATGATCTCGCTTTCATCTTCAAACCAACGGCGCTGGTACGGTAGAAATACCGCTTCACCCCCCGGTATGGCATCGGATACTTCCTGCGGA